GTCCCTAGCTCCTCGCTGTAGAGATCCGACCGCCCCCCCCTTATCGTCTTTAATCTCAAAACCTATCATATTTGATATGTTTTTCGATTCATTCGGGCGCTGTTTTCGGCCGCTGTTTTCTCTGCATGGCATCGCTGGCATATCCCCTGTAGATTGCTGACATCATCCGTTCCGCCGCTGGCTTTTGGTTTAACATGGTCCACTTCTACCGAAGCAGCCACGCAACAAACTGCACAGATAGGGTCATCGTGCAGTACCAACTTTCTTAACTTCCGCCATCGTGCTCCGTATCCTCGCGCGTGCGCCGATGGTCTGCCCTTCTCTGACATCGACCGATGTTTTTTGTAGCAATCATTACATCTTCCTCTGGTTGGCTGATTGCATCCGCTACATATTCTCATCGGTTTACGTGCCATCTTTGATCTCTTCAATCCTGCCACCAGCCAGCCAGGCGATTACCCCATGCTGCCCATGCGCCACGCCTAACCATACCAGCTTAAGCTTGTTAGGCAGTTCATCCCATGTCGGCATCGTATGCCCAATGTGTGGCTCCATCTGTTCTTTGTAATCATTCCACGCGCGTAATGCGAGAGCGTTGTATAAATACTGAGATGGTGAGGGAACGGTTGCCGATTCATACCCTACAATCTTAAATGCTTTAGGCAGGTCATCAGTCATGGATGAGCTCCGAGAGCAGGGCGGCCGGTTGCTGCGACTTAATGCGTACACCCCGACCCGTCCCCTGCTGTCCCGGATTATCTTAATCTGTTCATAATCCACGATTTAAGCACCAGACCGGCTGCAAAGCCGGCTGCAAAGCAGACCACAGACCACCATGTTGTACCTAAAAGTGACGATATCGTACCTATCATGTGCGTTTCCCCCATGCTGTAATTATTGTTTTCGACCCCCAGATAGCAGATATGATCGTCAAGACGATCCCAATCGGAATCAAGACCATATGCGCGTAGGCAGCTATCACATAGCTCACGGTAACCAAGATGACACCAATTATGATTGCTCTCATCCCAGCTGCTCTTGATCCGAGCAGCATCCCAATCACTCCGCCGATTATAGAAAGTCCCGCCGTCCAATTTAGTACCCCCAGTGCGGAAGCTGGCGATCCATCAGCCGGTGGTGGAGTGGGTGGTGTCCATGATCCCGACCCGATGATAGGGTCGATCGTCTGTCCCCATGAACACCCAGCCAGCCACAGAAGGCAAAAGCTGAGATAGACGAGTATCGATATGATAGTAGCTGGCTTACCCACGATTTAACCACCATAGAAATAATGACGGAATCAATCCGGCAATGCCACCAATGAAAGCAGCTTTGGCCTTCAAAATGCCAAGAGATACCTCTATATGGCGTAGACGTTCGTCTATCTGCCGTAATTGCTTTTGTTGATCCTTCAGTTGATCCAAGATCAAGCGCTCCCCTATATCTGGCTTTTGCATATATCCCCCTGTATCTACATAACGTACTAAACACGTTTTTATTGCTATTTAAATCTACTTTTATGATACTTTTCTCCCTTTGCCATCGGCATAATCTCATGGTGTGGAATGCCGTCAATTACCACGCCGCAGGATAGGACCGGCTTGTTGATTAAGTTTTTGCCGTATCTCATGGCTGGATGGTTGATGTCTACGCCGCAGCCCGTATCCATGCCGAATATGCGGCGATTTACACCGCAATTCCACTTGACACCTGCGACGCTGTGGCAATGGCCTATCACTGTAGACATCATGGAAGCTTTGGCGGCGTTTAATGCTGGCATCTTGCCAGAGCAGCCCGTCCCATGAAAATAATGGACGTTATCTATCTCTGTATCTCGCTTCCATTTCCATTTTGGCGTATTCCATACAACGTCATAATCTCGTATAAATCGAGCCGGGATATTGACACTCGCGGCCAATCTGAATACTCGCTCGTCATGGTTTCCGATCATGACCTCAGCTTTTGAGAATGCTTTGTACCATTTGCGGACGCCTTTATATGCAATTTCCGCCTCTCTCGATACGCCGTCGGCGTCGATGTCCTTCTGGTGAAAAGATATGCAATGATGATCTATAACGTCGCCAATGAATACGGTACGATTGCAGCCCCAGGCGTCGCCTATATCTTGACAGAATCGCCTATACCCTGGATGGCTCGCTGGCTCATGAATATCCCCGATTATTAAAACTTTTGTCATGCTCGAATCTTTACCGCCTTGCAATCTCCGAAAAACTGCATATCTTCCCATCGCTTAACGATGACATCACAGTACAATGGGTCAATCTCCATGCCGTAGCACTTGCGGTTCAACTGTTCGCAAGCGATGAGAGTTGAACCTGAACCGAGAAACAAATCAAGCACTGTCTGTGCGGTGTGATTTGATATGGCACGAACCGCAAGTGCTACGGGCTTTTGTGTTGGGTGAAACGTGTTTTGTGAATCTCTTGGCATTTCCCACATTGTCGATTCAGTTGATTTGCCGCACCATCGAAGGGTACACCCTTTCGGCTTCCAATACAGTAAGGGTTCATGTCGCTGCTTGTACTGTGCATTCATCGCTGCGTATTTTGCATTTGTCTTGTGCCAAATAATCAATGCGTGAATTTGTCCGATCGATTCGACCGCTTGGATCAATGCGAGAGATTTTGTATCCGCAAACCATGTATAGCAAGCACCGTCTACATTTGTCGCGACGATGGGTATTGCTCTTGTGTATATTTCTGTTGAATGGTCGTTCTTCAGATTTTCACGCTTGCGAATAATCTTGACATCGCCACTATGAAAATGACCGCCTTCATAATTCACGCCATAAGGCGGGTCTGTAAAGCACATATCCGCCTTCTCCCCGTCCATCAATCGTGCGACATCATCCTCGCTTGTCGAATCGCCACACAACAGCCGATGCTCGCCCAACTGCCACAGATCTCCGTACTTTGTTCTAATTGTCATTATTACCCCGCTAGCAAATGATCCCGTATGTATGTGGTTTTATCGAACATATCGAAATCCGCATCTGTATCGTCTAGCACTTTTTCCCGTCGATGGCAGTCGGTCCAAAGTGACCTTCTTTTGTCGGCACCGGAACAAGTATCACACGTCCTATTATCCAAACACGGCTCGCCGCTGGGGTATCTGCCTACTGGCATTGACCACATAAGATAAAAGCACAGCGTACACTTGCAAAGCTCGTACCCTCTAATCTCCATCGATTGATTCGACTGCAACCTACGGCGCGTTCGCGGCGATATTTTTCGTTTTTTCGCAAAATTATTTTCCGCTCTGGCGCAATCTATCCTAAAAAGCAGGTTTTTTTTTGGGCTTTCTTCTTTTTCCATGTGATGCACTTGGCACGTTCGCCTGTTCATTTTCCTACCCCCTCATCCCTAGCAGTCGCGTAGTGTTTAATCAGCAACGCCACGAAGAAGCGAATATCTGCCGCCTGTATTGTGACCATCCAGGCCTCTCCGTTCTTACGATGCGCGACGTATGGCAGATTATCCCCACAGTCGCGGATAGCTTGCTGCATTGCTTTTGATATGTTCAGCTTTTCTACTCGTTTTACCTCTGCATGAGTACCCTCTAGCCCTATGACGTCCGGGCTGTCTGGACCACCTGCGAATTGTTGGCCTCTGCGAGCTTTTATCCCAAGCCAGAGCAAGAGCCACAACGCCCACTCTCGCTCACCTCGTGCGCCCTTTTGCCTACTGTTAATCATTGGCTCGCCTTTGCTCTGTCCCGCCGTTATCCATCCAGGCCTCTAGTCGTCTTTTCGGGAATTTGATCAAGCTGCCAACTCTATAGTGAGGGATCTTGTCATCTGCTACTAGCTTCCTAAGCAATCGGTCGCTAATTCCAAGTATCTGAACAACCTCACGGCACGTCCAGCCATAGCTCTCGTTACTGTTAATTGTCATCGTTTAAGACCCTAACATCACTGAATTTAAAACGACAGCCGAGCTGGGACAGCTGAAGAGCAAGTAGAGAGCCCGTCAATCTATCTGGAGAGGTAAAAGCCATAGTATTAAGTGTGCAGATTATCTGTACCAGGTGGATATTGCGTTCTTCCTCTGTTAATCCGTTGATATAGTCCGCTGATTTAGCTACTAGCCGCTCTGCATCTATTTGGTGTATTTGTATTATGGCCCCGTCCCCATTAACCATTGACTCGCCTTTGCTCTGTCCCATCATTATCCCCCTCTATCAGCTGCCCGTCTGCTCTAAGCGCGTTCTCGCATCTCCGGCGGATATCTCGATCGATTGTTGTAATTCTTATAGCGTTTAATGCTTCAACCATCCTCAACAGTCGCTGCTCTGGATTCGCTACTTCTTTGTCTTTGTTGATACTCTCGTAGTAGTCGGGATTGTTTAGCCGCTCCAAAGTTTCACGTTGTCTCAAATGGTTACTGTTTTGGATCATGATGGCGAACGCCCCCAATACTCGTTTGAATCGATTGACCCGCCTGGATTGCCATACCACCGTGTATTGATAATCTTGTCATCTCGCATGATCTCGAGAGTACGATCAATACGAATATGACAGCGCCTGCAGTAATGGAATTTATTGCCAGCATGCTGTCCGCTTGCGATGTTCTTACAGTTTTCATTCTGGCACTTCATAACTTGTTGGTCCATATCTTGTAGGCAATACGTCCACGGTCTAGGCCCTTTTTAGATAGTTCTATACATTTATCCTTGCCATTCTTCTTGATATATTCCGCGATGATCTTGTCCTGATCGTGTACGCATTCGGGAAATTTGCCACGCTTGGCAACTTTTCGCGGTTTCCATCTTAAATGTATAGCTTTTGCGAGCCAGCCGATAGGATTATCTATATCGCCTTGATCCGCTGCATCCCAAACTTGAAAACCAGATACGACCCTTTCCTCGCCGTATTGGTTTACAAGGTCCAGAATCGATTCCTCTCCCAAAAGGGCTCGATCGGTCCGCCCTTCCAAAAGAGAAGAAACAACACGACTTTTCTGTTGTAGTGTTTTCTTTATCTTGTTTTCTTTATATGGTGCTATCTGGGTAGCAGCTTTTTGCTCGCTAGGTAGCACCCCCCTGCTATCTGGGTAGCAAACTTTAGTACAGACCCTCATACGCCGGCCGCCGTTCTTGGTCCAGATTAAAAGGTAGCCGGCTTTTTTTAAGCGAGCCAGCCACTTGCGGACAGTGCTAACTTTCAGCCCTGTTTCCAGTGCCAAGCTGTCGTTGCTTCTAAAATACTCGCCTTCGCTGTCAACTTGCCGGTCTGCTATTGCTTTATAGATGACGATACCGTTACCGGTAATCCCGTCGGCTACCATATCGCGTACGTGTGCAGTCGGCACTGTTGAGTAAGCTCTCACATTATCATTAGCAAGGCGTAAGCTGTGGGAGATAACCTCAGAATCACTTGTAATCGGGGCCAGAATAGCATTAGAAAGGGATGTCATCGTCAATTACGCTCGCTGTTGCTGATGTCCCCAGTAGCTTTATATCTGTTACATCTTCGCCCCAGTCGCCCGCTTTTGTCTCAATCTCTACCTTCAAACCTACAAGCTCGAAGCTTTCGATTGTAGCAAATGCACCCCATCCTCTAGTGAGGTTTAGAAGCTTCCAATAACGGTCTGAAACAGAGGACGGGGCATTCTCGCCAATGAAGTCACGGATCCAAGCTCCGTCTGTTGTCTTTATTACTATTTTGACAGCCCTAGCACCTGCCTTTGTCCTTGTTAATTCAATCGCTACAATTTCAGCCATCATAGTAGTACGTCCGCCTTTATATTTTTAGCTATCCAGCGTTGTGCTTTTGTTTTACTCAATTCTGTTAGATTGTCCACGCTTCCCCAATCAAGTAACCGCTGGAGTTTTACGTCTCCATCCGTACAATCATCAAGATACTGCTCGATCATTTCCCGCTGTTTCTTAGTGATCTTCGCTTCTGTTTTCTTCTCAGCCATCACCTTCAGCGTCTGTCTAGCTGTTGCGCATTCTTTAGCTTGTCTAGCAATAGCAACCTCTACCTCGTCTGCACTTGCAATTTGTTCAGCAGACCCGTAGCCGGCAAAACCAAGAGCACGCCCGACCGCCGATGTTTCGCAGTTCTCTAGTGCTGATGTCTTATTTATGTTGCTACTGCCTCGGACCTCCTCAGCCCAGCCCGTAGCGATCGGATAACCATCTGAGCGATCCAGCCATATCTCGCTTTTCATGACGATAACGCCGTCGTCGTCTTTTTCTAACGTGGTAACAATTTGGCCGGCTGGATGTAGTTGGCGAAAACACGTTAAACGGTACGCCACAGTCGCGTAATCCTTGCCATGTATGTTCACTATGCCCGAAGTTTTAGCCATTGTGGACCGCCTCGATTTCCTGATCGGTGGCACCATGAAGGGGCGAAGGTGGGTCAACCCCAGCATGGTAGCCACGCAGCGAAAATGAATACTGTGGACCGCCCTTGTGGACCGCCTCGTAGTCGTGTTCCCGCGTTCGGATTATTGGATTTTGTAGCGAGTAAATCGGCCGTCTTACGATTTTGGTAGAACGGTAAGTCCTATAAAATCGAGCAATCTTTCGCGTAATATGTATTATCGGACTATACAAGTGTTTCATAATACTAAGTATCGGCCAAGTGTGTCGAATGTCTGTACTTTTTTTTTAGCTCACGTCTACACTCATCGCCCCATCAAAGAGGATCCGACCGCCGTACGTCTCACTACCCGTTATGGTACTAAGCGTAGCCCCGCCAGTCCTTGTATCGGCAAGCCCGTTGTTGTAGACGTAAAGCTCGCCGATGGTGTTCTCGCCGCTCTCATTGGTCGCGTATGAAAGCTTGCCGGCGTATATTCTCACTACGCCGATATCATTGGCTTTGACTTTTATAGTGCCATTTGCCAGCGTTACATTCTGGGATTCTGTCCCATCTAGTGTCACGCGTCCCCGCATAACATGGACAGCCGCAGCTCCATTGTTGAGCGTACCCACTCCATTACTCAACTTGCAACTAGCAAAGTAGGTATCCGTCGTAAAGTTGCTACCGGATCCATGCGCCTCTATTGTAGTCCCGCTGTCCGTCTTTAGATCTATCGCGTGACCTGTGCCTGTGATAATTGCATGGTAGTATCCGTCAATGTGTACATTATCCCTAGAAGTGTTTACGATCCTTAGATCTGCATTCGTCGCTGGTGATAGATTGATAGTGATATTCACGCCGGCGTACTTATTATCTATTACTATACTCTCGGCATCTACACGCAATAAAGATACCATTTGTCCGATACTACCCCTGTAACTCTTGCCTATATGCAATCGCCAGCAATCAAGCGCCCCGAGCGTGGCGTCATTTGTGCCAGTGTTGAACATCGCTACATCATCCGACGTTGGTACGCCAGCCGCACCGTTCCAATTATTTCCATCCGACATATCGCCGCTGACTGATCCAGTCCATGTTCGACGGGCTGCAACTGTAACGGCTATCTTTGGTCGGTATGATGCCGTCCCGTATTCGCTAGGGTAGAAATAAGTTCTCCCTGTTTCCGTTGCAGTATCCGCAGGATCAAAGCAAATGATAAGCCACAACTCGTCATCCCTTCTATTGATTGCGTCAATCACTAACTCTCTAATATCTACCTCTTGGTCACCTTCGCCGTCGCCAACACTTATAGAGTAAGTTGGTTCTGTAAATGCTCCGTTACCATCACCACCTGCTCCACCGGTCCATGCCACGCCAGAGCTGGCACTATTCCACGTTACCTCTGCCTCAACGTAATCTTGGTTTAGTCGTGCAATCTTCATCGTCCTAGTAGGACCTGTATCGCCAGAAGCGGATAAATACAGTTTAGCGCTAACAATTTTTGAAGGGACGTAGCCCGATACGTCAAAGTGTAGTACAGCATGTCTACGGTAGCCCGTATATTGGCCGATTCTAAATACCGAATTGCCGCTGTAATTTGTATCGGCAGCATTCTCCCGTAGGTTAGCATCAGTGTCCGCGTAGATTGTTGTCGTTGTTGCCATTATGAAATTGTAAGCTCTCGCCCAGCGTCGGTCCTTATCTCGCCGCCTTCCATATTGAGAGGGTTGGTATAGGTTGCATTGGCCAGTCCGGACCTTTCATCAAGTGTACCGTCCTCATGTATAGTGAGAGTTGTAATGGTAAATTCTGGAGCGGTTGATTCTGTGCTATCAAATTTGCCGGAATATATTACTAGCGTAGTGATGGTACAGCTGTCTGTAGGGCTGTGTTGGATCTTGCCGCCATACTGGGATATGGTCGTAAAAGTCCCGCCGTCTACGTCTATCTCGAGATACCCCCCGAGCATGTTAATAGTCGGTACTGCTTCGCTCAATTCTACCTTACCACTATCGATCGTTAGGGTCAACGACCCGCCAATCGTTGTACCATCGGCTATCTTTAGCGTTACGCTATCCGCTCCTATCTGCTCGATTGCCGTAGAGATCTCGCAATCTGCCGAGACGTTGATCGATCCCTTACCACCCAATACTCTAAGTGTTGTTATCGTGTCTGATGAGCCGTCTAAATTCAGAGCGTTGTCGTTTGTAGATGTATCCTGCACGGTCACAGTGCCAAAAGTCCCAAAGAGCCATGCCTTGTCACCATTGCCGGCGTAATCTAAGTTGGTCGCGTTGACTTGTAGCTTTGTCCCGGTGGTCGCAATAGTTCCGCGGTACTTTGGACCAACGACCAACCGATCGAGATCAACAGCCGAATAATCGCCGCCGTCGATGTCGACGGCTCCCGAGACGATAAATACATCGTCACCATTTACTGGGACTGCTCCCTCGTCCCAGTTATTGAGATCGCTCCAGTCGCCGTCTACGTCTCCGGTCCAAGTTTTAGTTGCCATCTTCACCCCCTTTGTATGGTAATAGCGTGTTCAATACGTCTCGTCGTTTTTTGCATCCGACGCATGGTTTAACCTTGCCCCGTGTTGCTTTTTTTATTGCCTTCTCGACTGTATCGCCGATCCCCCGGCTTTTGGCTACTTGTTCGGGTTCTGTAATTGTAAACTTTGTAACCTTAAAGCCGGTAGAGAGTTCAATCTCTAAAACATACCCCAGACCAGCAAACTCCCAGGCCACACGATGAAACTTAGCCGTCGGATCTAAATTCGTTACCTCGTCATATTGCACCTTTTTTTTCATGTTAAAGTGTACGTTGGTTCTGTAACCGGTGGCGGTGTGTGATGAAAGTACCAACCTAGATGTTCAGAAATAGTATTTTCACATTCGCCGCAGTTGTTATTTTCTAGCAGTCCAACTGCTGGGCTGCTCTCGTCGCATTGCATGATCCCCAACCATTCAAACGACTCATTCGCAATACTGTCCATGCAAAGGTTTTCCGGTGTGCAAGGGCTCGAGAATGTCCATTTAAAGGCGTTCATCTGGTTGTAATCAGCACCGCATTGGACCTCGCTGTACGCACTCATTTGTTGCGACCATGTTTCAGTATCGCAGTCATAATCACTTATTACGGTACTCGTCCCGGTGATGGCTGCCACTTTTAACACCCATGTCCCAGCCGCTCCGTTGTACGTTAGATCTGCTTTCCAACTTACGCGATTGCCGCAGGAATACATCGCCGATAGGCAAAAAGGTGGTCCATCATCGCAAGAGTTTACGTCCGTGCATAAGCTAGAGCACACCCCACCCCCGCAGCTGACGCCCTCGTACAAGCTGCTACCATTCCACGCCGAGCAGTTGCCTACGTCGCAATCGTTGACATTACAAGAGCGGAATGTAGAAATGTCCGCGATGCAATACTTGTCCACGTGGCCGGTTTCCCAGCGGCATGGGGTAATTGGGTGGCGGGTGAGAGTTGCAGTAGATGTCCATCCAGCGCAAGCAAAAGATTGGCACTCGCCAGAGCCAACGCCGCAGCCGAAGTATACGTCAGTAGCCGGGAATGTGATGGATAGTTCTATCTCATCTGCGCAGTCGCAATCTGAGCAAGAGGGACCACCGCCACAACACAAGTTCTCGCCCTCACATATCGCACGCCGTCGCCACCCAGTCATGGACACGCCCCATCATGAGCATTAGAACAGCTAAAGAAGAAAGCACTATTACCGTCTACGTCTGATATCTTGTGCATGATAACAACCGGCTCCTCGCCTTGTTCGCCGACGGCTTGCATATCGAATCCCGCTGGATAGTCGCTGTCTCCGGAGATGTCTATACTTGGACCCACGACATCGGTATCATTCCCACTCTCGATAGTGTTTAGCGCGTAATCTACCGCAACAGTACCGGACCGGCCACCGCTAAGAGTTGCGAACGTAGTATCATCACACTCTACCTCAGACCATGCGTACTTGTATCGGTTGGCAGAGATTAAGCTATTGTCGGTAATCTTTGCCAGGAATCGAGTAGCTCCAGCTGGCGGTATTTGCGGTTGCCGTTCGTCCCTGGGGTATGTCGATTCGTAACTCTGTAACATTTTCATAATCCGCCCCCACAACTGCGGTGTTAAGCTGCCGATACCTTGCCGAATTGTTGGGTACTTGCTCATGTTTTATATTGGTAGAAAGCCAAATGATGAGGTTTCGGGAAATGGCTGCTTAAAGAATACGTTTATTTGAGGCGGGTCGCCCGACGCGTCAACTGTTACCTTACCATCGGCGTCCCGTTCTGGAGCTTGCCGCAGATGATACCAGTAGTCCCATGCTAGACGGTACTCAATGTTGTTGATACCGTCCCGGCTTTGATCCACGTTCATACCTGTAAAGAGAACAGAGCCCGCAGCGAATCCTTGCCAGGTCCCTGTGTTACGCTTGCCAACGTTGGCCATCGCATCGCCGCCGCTAATAAATCCCGACGTTAATACCCTTACAGATATATCGGCTGTCGGTAGTGACATTGATACGGGATATCCACCCTCACCCACCAGCGTACCCCCAATGTCCGTACGCGCCGGATTGTTGATTGTGGCTGGGGTTGAGGGTATTGATGGCTCGCTTTTCCAAATGTCTATAATGGTGACGGCGACGCTCATATTAAAGCCGTCGATGCCTAGAGGTATAGGTTCATCTCCGCCTAGATCTGGATACGTCGTTGAGTAACTTGTGTAGTTCCAGTCGACCTGCCAAGTGTCTGCTCGATCTTCTTGTAATTGTAAAGACCAACCGCCTGCGAATAGTGTCTCTAGTTCCGGGTGTTGATCGCCAAGAGCCGGCATTCCGTCGGCGGCCATCGCTTCGGTTGGATTTACTGGCCCGCCGTCCTCATCGTATACAATCCAGCTACGTTTTGCCGTGTATTTTCCCGATGTATCTAGCGTGAGCTGGCTAGATCCTGCTAACTCGCTAGATACTATGCTCATGTCAACGCTCCCCCATTGTCCTTAAGTACCCCGAGAATATCGCGGCTTGTTTTTAATGCCGCCGTCTCAACTCTAACAAGGTTGCCCAGCCATCTATCGCGTGTATCGCCCTCGACTTTAAACTGGCCTATGGCTGTTTGTAGTGAGTTGATCGTGTTGGTCAAATTTGGAGCCGCCACGTCGCCCGTTATCTCGAGCTTACCGCTTGCTGGGTCGAATCCCATCCCCATCATGCGCTCTTTAAGCAGTCGCATTTTTTTATCAATATCCTCAATCGGCACAAAAGCATCCGCCTTGAAGATATTTTCTACGGCTATCTTTTGCAGTTCGTTGGAGATATCGAGCGCCAGGTCGTAGATTCCCAACTTGCCCAATACCCCGTATAGATCGGCTAGTACCTGGAAAATAGCCGCCTTAAACTCGTACCAATGCTTGGCAACTTTGAGCAGCATATTCCAGGCAGCCGCGCCAATCTTGGCAATCGCCAAAACAACGTACTCAGCAACTACGCCCATACCGCCGGCGGTCTTTACAAATTGCAGCATCTTCTCCGCTACTAACGTGAGGACTGGAGCAAACTCTACCGCCAGCTGGTCGCCCAAGCTACGCCAAACCACCATCAAAAAGTTTAATTTAGTCGCCGCTTTTTCTACCATCTTAACTTGTGACGTCTCCAACTCCATCCCAAGCTCTTTGTTTATTCGCGCGTATTCTTTCAAAGCTGCGCTGCCACCCTTCATTGTTACATGTAACGCGGCACCCTCGGAATCAAATAGTTTCATAGCTAGACGTAGGCGATCTTGAGCGTTGGTCACGCCTTCCATTGCGTCGCTTATCCGATGGAATACCTGGTCGGTGGATAATTTATTTAACTCTTTAGCATCTAGCCCTAACTCTCTCAATGCGCCTTGCGCCTCACCTGTTCCGACCGCCGCCTCGCCAACTCGTCGAGCCATACGCTGTAACGCCATGTCTAAAGTTTCAACCGTAATACCTGTACTGGTTGCCGCGATTCTTAATGCTTGCAAGTGTTTAGGCAACAGCCCCAGCTTGTCGGCAGTTTTACCAAGCATATCCACCGACTTTATCCCCGCGCGTGTAAACGCTACGATAGCAACTACCGCCACCGCTGTAATTGCCGCCCCAAACATGGCGACCTTTTTAGCTATGTTTAGAAAGCCAACAGAGAGCCGCTTGATGGTTGCCCCAACGTTGCTCATCTTCTTACGAAATGATTTAGTTCTTGCCTTTACATTAATAAAAAGATTGCCGACCGTTGCCATTATTTCCCCTTAACCATAGTATTTAGTATGCTCATCATGTCGCCCTCTGTCTGTTCTAGTTTTTCGACGTATGGCATGAAGTCCGACGGCTGGAAAGTTTTGCCGTTCTTGCCTCTGTTGACGTTCGCAATCGTAGCCGCTATAACTCCGGCGTTTAGATCTGTTCTCACACTTCCAAAAGGGTCTAACTCATAGAATGCCATCCACTCAGATAACTCTTTAGAATCAATCCTCGCCAACATTTCGCGGACAGTCATGCCAAGAGCAAGAGCCAGCTGGAAGTAGAATCGCCGCTCGGGGCGGCTCTTTAGTTTCCCGCTAGTTCCTCGGTATCTTCGTTACTGAAACCGTTGAGCCGTTGAGCGACTGCGAATACTCGATCTAGTGCGGCGGCTGATTTGCTGCCCAGTTTGGCAGCATCGGCAGCATTAAAGATCCTAGTCCCTGCTTCGTCGCAAATTGTCAAAACAGCAAACCGGGCTCGAACATTATCGAGATTTATCTTATCTTTTTTGCCCTGCATCGACTGCTCGAAAGTATCACGCTCTGTACCTGTAAGGGTGCGTACGTATACATCGCCGCCCCATTCGGGAACGTCTACACGCTCCCTGGGTAAATCGTCGCTTGATAGTATTGCGTCTCTACTTAGCATTAGGCGATCGTTACTGCCCCGCTAATCTTGAGCGTGATACTTGCCTTGATGGAATCATCCATCGGAAGGTCTAAATCGTAGCTCGTCATAAGTGCGCTGAACGTGTACGTTGCCGCTGTTGCTGCGCCTGGGAATGTTATCACGCAAGTTTTAGCTGTTGGGGCTGCTGTTGCTGTAGCGTCCCATTCGTCCTCAAATTTCTGCGCGTCGGTCCCCATTGGGTCAATCAATACCTCGATACTGATTTCGCCGCCGTCGATCGTACCACCTACAAATGTCCTGTGTACATCGTCTAGTGTGGTTGTATCTATTGTAGCGACCGATACTGATGGTCCAGAGATTGATACTAGTTCTCCGATAACCTCGCTGTTATATGTAAATGTCGCCCCGTTTGTAGTAATGGCCATTATTGGCTCCCCTTAATTATGCCATATAACAAAGTCGAGTATTGTACGAAATACCCCAAATTGTCCCGCTGGCGTGTTTTCTTCGTCGATGTCGACGGCCGACTCTAGCCGTAAACTGTGGATTGTTTCGCTTTGTAGCGTGCCGGTATAATTGACTAGCGCGCTCTCTACTGCATCGCGTAAGGTTTTAGTATCGCCGTATGTTTCATCGATAACGTCGACACTGAACCTGGTACGGCGTAGCCCTGCCTGTGATTCTATACATTCCCGCTGGTGGCTGTATACATTCTGATAAACTAGCGCCGGCAATGCTGAACCGGTAGGCCGGCGTTGTGGATATACTCTCGAGCTGACCAAACTGGCGACGGTTGCGTCGTCTGTCAATACTTGCCTAACTGCTTTTTCCAAACTCATTACTTCAGCCCCATCTTCTGCAATTCTTCGATTAGCGCAGCGTTGACAAAGTGGCCAAAAAGATCCTCATCGTTAAACTCCTCAAATGCTCGCGTCATAAATCGCCGCGCCGGTTGCTTTCTTACATATGAGCCGTACTCTTGGATATGTCCGTAATGGACGCCACGCTTGCGGCTCACGAATACACGGCCAATGATCATACCCGTTTTGGCTCTGCTGCTTGTTTTGCTAGTGATCGATTTCTTGAGGTTGCCGGTGCGGACGGGAGCTAACTCTCTCGCGCGGTTGCGAATAACGGCAGTAAATCGCCGCATTCCCTTTCTCATTACATTCTGCCGAACCTTATATCCTAACTTTTTAAGTCGCTTATTTACTTTACTAAAAGAGGTTTTATCGATTTCTAATTTAACGCTCACGTTGTCACCTCTTTACATAAAAGCTCGAGATAGACGTTCCGCTCTTGCCAATTACGAACGCTCTCTATCTCAAATGTACGGCTATCGAATACTAGCCGGCTGTTAGACGTGACACCCGAACGGTATCTAATTTTGATCTTATGTGTAACTACGCCGCTCAACTCGCCAGCTAGATCCTGCTCTGATCCGCTAGCCGGCTCTATACTCGCCCATACGCTCGCATCTGTGGACCAGCTATTTGATAAATCGCCGTAGTCGTCCACCGTAGACCCTACGCTTTGGACGGTTACTCTGTGCCGTAGTTGTCCGGCTATCATGCGATCGACCCGTCTCTGTATTGCCATGTAAGGGATTCCAGCGCCATCGGTACTGGTTGCAGGTTGATAGGCGCGTTGCTTTCTCGATTCTCAAACCAGTTACTGGCCAGCAACTTAATCGCCGCCTTTACCCCGTCTGGTACGTCGCTCGCCGCGTCGCCATATCCTGCTACGAATATGACCTCTATATCGTTATTGTAGCCGCGTAAATCGCTCGGCCAATCGTAGCCGCTGGCTGGCCTTACTCGTCCCGGCGTGCTTGCTGTGTCTACCGTGTACT